TGGCCTGCCGAACGCACGCCTTGTTCACCACGACCAGACAAAATAGCTGAAATACCCGATGCTTCTTCAAACATCGCGTCGATTTCGTGGATTACCTCGAATAACGACTGCGGCATCTCTGGTGCAAGCCGGTCAGCCTTCGCATTGGGCATGTCTGAGGACAGCAAACCGCCTGCACGATTCAGGGCAAAGTTCTTTTCGTCCAGAATACCCATGTATCCAGCCAACGCAGTGGGTGGATTGACCTGTTTTGCCAGCAAATCGAGTATTTCAGACATGCGATTGTTGCGCAGTTTCTGCAAATACATCAAACGCTGCACTTCGGACAGTCCCCAGTAGTAATCGTACTGCGGATTCGGGCAAATCTGCACAAAAGGCAGCTCGCCTTTCAGGAACAGGGTGCCGCCGGGTCTGTCATAGATGAAAACATCAGGGTCAGCCATTGTGACGCACTGATAATCGTTGATTTCGTCGTTCCAGACCCACAATTCGTACATTTTGACCGTATCTTCGACTACCGTTGCCTTGTATCGGTTGTAACCGTACAGATCCATGTTCACATTGCCGGTCATTTCAGGCGATGACGAGGACATGATGATGCGATCTAACCCATTTGGCACATCTTCAGTGCGGACATGGACGGCTGCTGAGAGCTTGCTGACAATGCTTTCCCGCTTAGGATGGGCGTACAGACGCGAATACAGCTCGGATTTCGTGATGTAGTAGGTCTGGACGATGGCTTCCTGCCGGTCGGTGTAGGGAATATCCTCTCGAAGCACCCCGACGCAGCCCGGCTCAACCATGTACGGGTGGATACCGTTGTTTACCACGAGCTTAATGTATGTCGTGTTGTAAACAAGCGCCCAATTCAGCGCGGAACTGAAAACCTGATCGGCGTTTGAGTTAAGCCACTCGTCATTAAGTGCCGAAGTCAGTACCGGGCCTTTGATTTGCTCAGATTCATGAACAGAGGCACCTAGATTTATGCTGAACCTAGTGGTTTCCGCTGAGTACAGGAAACTGGTCAGGGTGTCGATATGGGGAAAAATCTTGTTGAACAGAGCCGGAGGTTCATCCGGCCCTGCACCGAACAGGAACAGGGAACGCAGAGAGGCGTAATCAGCCTTGCGTTCCTCCACTGAAACGAGGCATTTCTCTATCAGTTGACGATAGAAAATCTCCCGTTCTGTATTGTCTGTCGGTATTCTCATTTCTTCAACGTCAAGTTTTCGTGGTCAGCAATGTACGACGCGGCCTTGGGGCCGGTCAAGTTACCCACATCCTTCGGGTTGACGCCCACGGACTCGCCTGCAACGCTACGGATGGCGCGGCCTGACAGGATGGAGGCCATGTCCAGCCCTCTTGGGCCACCGCCCCAGATGGCAGCGTCACCTGGCCGAGGCTCACGCGGAGCGGCAGCAGGTTCAGCCTTAGTTTTGTTCTTGCGGGTGTAGTAGCCGGTCTGTGACTCGCCTTCTTTGGTTGACTTGATGTTGGTCATGTCAAAGTCTTTGGCAAGATTCTTGACGGTCTTGTCTGTCCGGCGTGTCTTGGGCGACATAAGCGATGGTGCTTTCAGGTAGACGATTTTCACGCCTTCCTTGCAGCCTTGTGGACAAACGGCTTCTCTAGCTTCAAAGAACCCGTGTTTTGGGCATTTGTAATCATGAACGACGGCCATGTTGACTCCTCAGTTGTTCATCTAGGTCTGGGGTTGAATAATCGGCTTTGTTACGGATTCCGACACTGATTTTCGGGACACCGTTCACAAACTCAAGTTTTTGGGTGCGAGCCATTCTCATTCGCGGTTGCTTGCGGTACTCGACAAACTTACTTCCGTCGACGTTACGCATCACGGCTATCTCGCCCTGTTGCCACGCGAGCAAAGCCTTGCTGACACGACGCTGCACGAACTCGGTAAGCGGCATCTCGCCGGTTTTGAATACTTTGGTGATGGTGGTCAAGTCTAGGCCAGCGACTTCGGCGAACAGCTTGACGCTGATGCCACGCTTTTCGTCATTCAGAAAGCGCGTCATGAGCGTTTTCAGCTCATTCATCGGGATGACTTTATCTGGCAGAGGCATCGGGGTGGATTCCGATCTGTTTGAGGTAGGTACTCACTGTTTTGTTCATTGAGACTTCCTCTGGCGTTTGCTTTTCCTGAGCCTTATTTACATCGCGGGTCAGGCGCATCTGGATCAGGCGTGGCTGCAACTGTTCTGCATAGGCAGCCGCCGCCAGCGCAGAGGCAATCACGCGGTCATCCTTGTTGCGTCCAGAGGCTTCGATGCTGCCGTCATTGCGCACTACGGTCTTCATCTCGTCAATCGTCTCAAGGCTGCGTATAACCATCATCCCGCGCTCAAAGTAGTCCTTCATGTAGTTCAGCATACGTTCCTTGCTGGACGAGGTGGTGAGCCAACCAATGCTGTTACTGATGCCGGACATGGAGTCATTACGTCGCCAGATGTAGTTGCTCATGGAGCCGAACACATCCATCAGGCTTTTGCCCATTGCGCCGCCATAAGAGGCTGCGAGCCGCTTGAGATTCTTCAGTTCGTTGATGACGGCCTGCCCCGGCCCGTTGACTTCAAGGTTGAGCGTAGAGTTTTTGTATGCGCCGGCGAGGTGAGCAATCACCCATGCAAACTGGTAAGTATTCAGTTCACTGGTAGCAAACTCTGCGACTTGTTCAAGCCCGTCTGCATAGCAGCGGAATACTTGGATACAGAAGCGGTCAGCCCAGTCCGATGAACCGTAGGCTGGATCGGCCCCGATGACGTAGTAGGCCGTGTCAATGGGTTCTTCCCAGATGCTGAGTGTGGCAAGACGCTCCGTAGATCTGACTACGTTCATGTCCTGAAAGTTGGCTCCCATGACATAGCGGTAGCTATCGTAATCGAGCTTCTTGGCATCCTTTACGGCATCCGTACAGCGCGACATGCTGAAGAAGCTGGTGCCGGTCATCACAAAGGCATAGTCCTCAGTGGGCGGGAACTCCTGCATCATCAGTGCTTCGTCTTTGATTCCTTCGTACATTTTCCATCGCCACCACGCCATCTGACGGGAATTGATTTCGATGTTGTAGAGCTTGCGAATATCCTTAGTCCATTCCTTTTCCTCTGGAGTCAGTTTGCCGTCCCAATAGGTCTTGTAAACGCTGCTCTCAGGGTCTGCTGAATAGAACTGATTGCGCCACCAGCCGCAGAAGATAGCCCGCTGTGTACGAGCTTTCTTAGCGGTCATGTACATATCGTGAAACATATTGAAACCCTGAGCCGTACTCTCGAACATATAGAGTCTGTTCGGGTTGGTCTCCGCAAGGGAAGCAATCAGGGATGCCAGTCCCTCCTCGTTGCCCCATGAGGCGGTCTCGGTGCCATGCAGGTATGTAATAGCTTTGCCCTGACCGAGACGGCTCTTGTTACCTGCAATCTGGTAGAAGATGCGGCTACGGTTCTTGAGTACGAGCTGATTGCGGTTATGGGCCATCAGTGGAATCTTGTATTCCTTCGGTAGCCCGTCCATGTACATCGCAAGGGTCGAGCGAAACATATCACGGTTTTCTTCCGTGTCGGAGACAAGCGTACCTTGCCAGCCGGGGTTAACGAATTGCCAGTACAGATCCAGCGCGAGGCTGATAGTGGTAATCCCTAACTGTCTGCCCTTGAGGATAACGAAGAAATGAATATCCTCGTCCAGACCTTTCGTGATTTCGTCCATCACGTAGGTCTGAGTGCCGAGGAGCGTATCCATCTTCTTCAGGCCGTGTTCTTTAGTCTCAACCTTGAGCTGTGCGCAAAACTTATAGAACTGTTGCAGGTTGAATTTCATTCAATGTCTCGGATCGACCAGCTTCCAGCCCATGATAATCTCAAGTGCCTGTTTGTTACGAAGTACACCGACAAGCTCAGTCACCAGTTCAGGTTCAAGTTCCTGCTTCCAACGAGCATAGAGCTTGACCTTCTTAGCTCTGGACTTGCCGCAGGACAGAGCTTCTCTCAAGTATCCCTGAAGCCTCTGTCGTGATTCATAGAGAGCAATAGCGAAGGCCATCTCATGCTCCCATTCTTCAACCGATAACCATTTGATACGTGATTCAATCATCTTCTTCGTATCTACGGTTACGTCCTGCATGGCGCTACTTCAAGCGTTTGACGATCAACTGATAGCCACAGGAAGTCACCGCTACACGGCCATAGAACAGTTCTACAAACGCATCAATGGCAGGCTTAGGTCTCTGGTAATAAGCCCAGTTCATGTTCCACAGGTAGTCATCGAATATCATCGAACCCCCGACCTTGAGCAAATGATAGCCCATACAGGCATCTGTCATCACATCAGCCGCTTCATGACTGCCGTCAATGTAAATCAGGTCAAATTCATTCTTCGTAAACAAAAGGTCAGACATGGCTAACAGGGATGGGTCATCCCACAAATTAACTATCTGGCTTGGCTTCTTGGCCTTGTCAGTGTTGTTTGACCATCGGTTTCTAACCTCACTGAAATCCATTCCGTCATGCTCCATGCTGCCAGCAAAGGTATCCACGCTAACCAGCACACCATCATCCGCTAACACGTTCTGGAGAAACCAGCACGACGAACGACCCTCGAAACACCCGATCTCAAGAATCGAATTAACCTCAACATCCTTCAGATAGGCTTGCAGGCTAGGAATGTTGTGACTGAACCAGTCCTGTGTGAAATTCATATCAACCCCGCTTGTTAGTTAACTTCGCTCTCAACTCTTTGACCTCATTGTCTAAGACCATCTCCCTGCGCATCACTCGAGCCATTACATCAACTATTTGATCTAATGTTAATGGCAATAACCGACCCCTGAGCAACTCTCTTGCTCTCTCGTCTACACACTCGGTTATTAAGCCTCTCTCCATACTCGTATCGAATTACCAACGTCTTTACAAATAAATTTACGCCCTAACTTGCGACCATGCCGCCAACAAGCGTTATATACCGCCTGTCTCTTAACTCCCCCGCCTACTGCGAAACTATCACCAATCTCCATCACGTCATACGGGTACACACTCACACTATTTGACTTACTTGGCATCGGTACATCTTTGTCAATCGTGATATTCATGGCAACTCCCGTGGAACTAATACACATACTCTCACTACTCACAGAATATTGCAAGCGTACTTTCTGAATTTTTCTGGGGAAGGTTGCTGTTGGGGGTCACGCTCCATCCGAGTACGAACCCCATCCAATCGGTCATAATCGCTCTTGGTGCGTGCATGGCTACCATGGCAAGGGTCGGGCATGTATCGTCGATCCTAGCGCATCCTGCTGCGTCTAGCGTGCATCCGTGTATCGAACTGGCACCTGTCCCATATCGTATTCACGTTAATACGTTAACAATCCCGTGAGTAATATATTAATTAATAACTCTCACGTTAATGCTTTGTAACTAATACGTTACTAATCACTAACTAATCACGGGTATTAAATATTACTAATCACGGGGGAGAGAATAGATGCAAATAAGAATCATTCTCATTCCAGCATCAATAGGTCTTACGTGTTAAGAATCTTCCGTGAGTAACTATCTTTCAAAATATCGTGATCTGAATAGATCATGATATTTAATACGTCGTAAGACTCAAATGAATTAAGACTAACTCTTAAATAATATCTATCTAAATGTTTCACGTTCTTAAATGTATTAAAGACGGATTACTTACGTAAGTTATAAGTCTGAATATATCGTATGTACGTATATATATAAGGAGAGCTTTTTTTCTTGCTTGTGGATAACCTGTGGATAACTTGTGTGTAAGTATTGTTGTAGTGTCTTAACAATTCTTTACGAAAGAGTGCTTGAGTAGCCGCGATAGTTGGCCGATAGTTAGCCACGTCCTAACATTTTTCCTAACTTTGAGGTGCAACCGTGAAAGCTCAATTCATACCTAAACTGATTCAAGGTGCCGGATGGACGGTAGTCCAGACAACCGGCAACCGTGCGGCACGTAGAGCTGGCGCTGCGACAGAATCGCAACCGCTGACAGCCTGCACGCTGACGCTGGCGCAGGCGCAAGCAACCGCGGATGCTATGCGGCGGGATGCCCTTAACAATTCTTCACACACAAACTATTAACCTACATCCGACACTTAACACACACTGAGGGCTCACACATGCAAAACATTTACACCAACGCATTAAAGCAATCAGAAAAGCTACACGCCACCGCCAAGAATGGCACGCTAAATGTTAGCGGCACTGTGTACGCTTTTGAGTTTAACTCATACGAAGGCTTCTACACTGTCACAGCCAACAGTGAAACAATCACACGATTCAACACTCGCAAACTGTCACAGGCTCGCCAATGGCTACGCGAATATCTGGCAAACTAACGATTAACATTTCCTGACATTTCTTTTATTGAATCTACTCTTTTTACTACTATCCTGACTATTTATAACTTTGAGGTACACGCCATGATTATCAAGACA